TGCTTGAAAACAATATACAACAAGCTTTATCACAACAAGGTATAGAACTTGAAGACGCTATTGATCTTAGAGAAATAAAAAATATTAAACTTGCTAATAGATTATTAAAAATAAGACGTAAAAAGAAAAAACAAGAAGATCAAAGAATACAGCAAGAAAATATTAAAGCACAATCTGAAGCAAATATAAATGCTCAAAATGCAGCTGCAATGATGGAAGTTAAGAAAAATGAAGCTATAACAATGAGTCAGATGCAATTAGAAGAAGCAAAAGCTAATTTAAAAGCAAAAGCTTTAGAACAAGAAGCTGCAATTAAAAAAGGATTAATGGAGCATGAGTTTAATTTAAACATGCAGCTTAAGCAAACAGAAACTGATTCTGTTAGCGGTAAAGATAAAATGAAGGAAGATCGTAAAGATGAAAGAACAAGAATACAAGCAACTCAACAAAGTCAACTTATTGCTCAAAGAAAAGACGGTAAACCACCTAAAAACTTTGAGTCTGCAGGTAATGATAACTTAGGAGGGTTTAGTATTTAAAATTTATTAATTATTATTATATTATATTATGGAAGAAAACGTAGAAAACGTAGTTGAAGAAACTACACAAGACCAAGTTGTCGAAACAGTTGAAGAAACAAAAGTTGATGAGTCAAAATTTGACTCTGCTGGAGACGACACTATTTTAAAAATAGATTTAAGTAAACCACCACCAACTAAAACAAAAAAAGATGCCGTTCCAGAGCAAAGCACAAATGAGGTACCTGTACGCGACGAATCCGAAACTAGCAAAGAAGTTCAAGGACAAAACGTCGAAGCAACAGATGAAAAGCCTGCCGGAGAAGAAGTCTCCGTTCAAGATGAAAAACCCGTACTTGAAGAAGTAACAGAGCAAGAGGTAAAAGAACAAACAGAAGAACTAGCTGAAGAAATAGTAGAAGCTACAGAAACTGGAAAAACATTACCAGAGAATTTACAAAAAGTTGTAAATTTTATGGAAGATACTGGTGGTACTTTAGAGGATTATGTAAGACTTAATCAAGATTATTCAAATTATGACAATGATACTTTATTAAGAGAATATTACAAATCTAAAAAACCACACTTAGATAACGAAGAAATTAGTTTCTTAATGGAAGATAATTTTTCTTATGATGAAGAAAAAGACTCCGAAAGAGACATACGAAGAAAAAAATTAGCGTTAAAAGAGCAAGTTGCCGACGCTAAAGCCTTTCTGGACGGGCAAAAGTCCAAATACTATGAAGAAGTTAAAGCTGGTTCTAGGTTAACTACCGAACAACAAAAAGCAGTTAACTTTTTTAATAGGTACAACAAAGAGTCGGAAGAAAATAACAAGGTAGCAGAAAGAGGTAAAAACGTATTTATACAAAAAACAAACCAAGTATTTAACAATGATTTCAAAGGTTTTGATTTCAATGTTGGTGATAAGACGTATAGATATAATGTTAAAAATCCTGGTGCAGTGAAAGAAACTCAAAGCGATATTAATAATTTTGTTCAAAAGTTTACTGACAGAAAAACAAATTTAATGGGTGACGCTAAAGGTTATCACAAATCATTATTTGCAGCAATGAATCCAGATGCTATTGCTAATCATTTTTACGAGCAAGGTAAAGCAGA